GAAGATACCATACGAACAGTTATGACTACAACAGGATCTTTACTTGGTGTTAGTGGTAGATCAATAAATAACATTATTGAGGAGGGTTTTTATAGAAGGCAAAGAAATGTACCTGCAGCAGTGGGATCATTGTTTACTGATGGACAAGCTGCAAACTTCTTACAATCTAACGCTAAATCAGTAATGAAAGATCTAAATATTACAACTAAGAAAAGAATATCTAAGATTGTAGAAACAAGTTTGAAAGAACTTGAAGAACTTGGAGTTGTCAATCCAATCGCAGGCACACCACAGGGAGATAAGTTCTTTGATAGTTTAGCAAGAAAAATCAATGTGGAATTAGGTGGACAATCACTTAGAAGATCAAGAACAATAGCTAGAACAGAGGTATTGAAAGCTAGTTCATGGGCACAACAAAGAGCAGCTAAATCAACAGGTAAGGTTTTAGAAAAAGAATGGGTATCACAAAGAGATAATCTTGTAAGAGATTCTCATTTTGAATTAGACAATCAAAGAGTTCCTGCTGATAGTTTTTATCTGTATAATGGAATCAAGTTAGACTTTCCGGGCGATCCAAAAGCTCCGGCTGGTTTAGTTGTAAATTGTAGATGTACAGAGGCATTTGTAGAGGTAATTGATGAGTAAAGAAAATAAAAAACCGGAGGATCTGGTTTACAAAAAATCTTCTATTGAACTTAAAGAAGATGGAGATAAAAGATATTTAGAAGCTGTTTTTTCATTATTTGATACGATAGATTCAGATAACGATATTACAAAAGCAGGAGCACTTAAATCCGGATATGAGGGAAACAAAGTACCTTTAGTCTGGAATCATGAGTGGAGTAAAGTAATAGGAAGAGGAGTTATTGAATCTGATAATCAAAAAGCAGTTTTCAAAGGTTATTTTCTTGACACAAATGCAGGTAGAGAAGCATACGAAACAGTAAAACAAATGGAAGATATGCAACAATTCTCTTATGGATTCCAAGTTATTGATTCAGAAACATCAACAGCAACAGATTCAAAAGGAGAAGAAGTACCGGTCAGAGTTCTCAAAGATGTCAAAGTATGGGAGGTATCTCCTGTATTAGTTGGATCTCAACAAAACTCATTTGTACAAGCACTCAAATCTGGTTTAGATCAAATGGAAGAAGAAGAAGTACAAGAAGAATCAGATGAAAAAAGAGCTTTAGGAGATGATTTATATACAACAAAAGAAGAGGCAGAGAAAAGAGCTGAAGAATTAGGATGTTCTGGTAGTCATGAACACATGATGGATGGACAAACAGTTTATATGCCTTGTTCAAATATGGATGACTACACAAGAATTACAGGTCAAGAGCATGAATCCGAAGATGATACATCTTTGACTTATGCTGGTAAAGTTTCAAGTGAATCTGATACAGGTATCGGATCTTCTTCTCAACAGGGAAAAAGACTTGAAGAACATGCAGAATCTTCTTTACAGGAGATAAAAGCATGGATAGAACGAATAGAAGATCTTGCACTTCTAAGAAATTCTGAAAAGAAAACATTGAGTTCAAAATCTACAAGTTTGATACAGAAATATTTAGAGGGATTGACTTCAGTCTATAACAGGTTGGATGATGTCTTGGAAACTTATGGATACGATCAACTAAGTGATGATGAACTCTTTTTGGAAGTTCAAAAGAACATTTTTAAAAACCAATAGGAGAAAAACATAATGGCAACATTAAAAGAACTTAGAAATGAGAAGTCTGCTAAATCAGAAGAATTAGCAGAGATTTTTGATTCTGTTGAAGAAATGTCAGAACTATCATCCGATCAAAAAGAAGAAATTAAAAGAAGAAATCAAGAACTAGCAGATCTTGGAGATTCAATTACTGAACTACAACAATTAGAGGAAATCAAAGAATCTAATAAAAAAGAAGAGGTAGAAGAGAAAGTTGCTAAAACTGCACCTATCTACCAAGAGCCAGAAGTTGAAAAACCAAAGACTTTAGGACAACAATTTCTTGAATCTAATGCATACAAAAGTTTCGTGGATCATGGTCTAACCAATATCCCAATGGAAACAAAGACAACTGTTACAACTTCAGTATGGACTAGAGATACTATCTATCAACAGGTTATTCCTGCAATAGAGCCAGATCCTAATCCAGCATTAGATCTTGTAGATTCTATTAATACAGATCAAACAACTTATTACTTCTTACAAGAGGGAGCAACAAACAACGCTGCAGAAAAAGCTGAGGGAAGTGCTGCACCAGAAGATGCATTCACTTACACAGCAGTTACAGCACCTATTTCAAAATTCATTACAACTCTTCCAATTACAGCAGAGTTACTTGAAGATCAAGCAGGTGCACAAGCATATTTTGATGGCAGATTAGCTAATCATGTTATGCAAAGATTAGAGAAACAATTCCTAATCGGTGGAGCAGTTGCACCAAATATTCGCGGGCTAACACAGCATGCGGGTATCAACACCATCACATATACCGCTGGAGCATTTCCAGCAACAGCTGGTGGCAAGTTGAGAACAGTTTTGGATGGTATTAAAGATGTTGAGGTAAATGGTAAATTAGCTCCGGACGCAGTATTAATGAGCCCGGCAGCTTACAACGCTTTAGTAGCGCAAGTAGATGGTAATAACAATTTTATGTTAGGTGCATCAGCATTAGCTGGTACTCCTACCATTTGGGGATTACCTGTTACTAAATCATCTCAAATCGGTGGAGCAGTTGGAACTACTATTGATGTAGTTGTAGGTGCTTTCGGTGGTGGCTTAGCAGCTAATCATGTTTTCAGAAGAGGTATGGAAATATCACTTTCAGAGAACGCAGCTGATGGCGACTTCGGAAAAGATATATTAACAGTTAAAGCATCATTAAGATACACATTAGCTGTATATAAACCACAGGCATTCACAAGAATCAACGATATAGAATAAATTTATGGAACAGCAGAGCCACACTTTTGTTTTAAATACAGAAGTTGTGAGCTCTGCAATCCATAAAGGAGAGGATAAAAATATGAAAATTGTAGAAAAAGAAAATCAAATGGTTTGGAAAGATAACAAAACCGGAAAAATGGTACAGGCAAAAGATTGTCCATTTACATCTGGAGTATTAGTAGCAGGTATGGGAGATGAGATTCCTAAAGGTGTTACTAAAAAATCTGCAAAGAAACCAGAAACAAAAGCAGTAAAACCAAAAGAAAACAAGTAATCAATGTGGTTTGATGATCCTTTATGGGATGATCTAGATGATGAATTAGATAGAGCTAATTTAGAACTAGATAGATTAAGGGAAGAAAATAAAATTTAACAATGAGCCATCAGTACATAGACAAAAGTGAACTAAAAACCTTTTTAGGTATGTCTGGTACTGCTCAAGACAACAACTTAGATTTCGCATTGGATGCAGCATCGGCAGCGATAGATGACTTTTGTGGAAGAGTGTTTTATCAAACAGATGTACAAGATAGATTCTTTGACTGTGAATTTAGTGATTATGTAATGATTGATGATATAGCAACTACAACTAATCTTGTTGTTAAAACACTTAATTCTGATGGTACAGATGATGAAACTTTAACTTTAAATACAGATTATTATTTATATCCTCAAAATGCTAATCAAGAAGATCCAAAGATGCCTTTTGACAAGATAGTTATGGCTATTGAAGTAAGTGGAAAGATACTTCCAACAAAGTATCCAAGAGGCATAAAAGTTACAGCAAAGTTTGGTTTTCCTACACAATCAGGATCAGAAACAGTTCCAGCAGCTATTCAACAAGCAACACTTATTCAAGCATCAAGATTTTTTCAAAGAAAGAATAGTCCAATGGGATTTAGTGGAAATCCAGAAACAGGCCAAGCTCCTGTAATATTCCTATCTGAACTTGATCCAGATGTACAAACACTATGTAAAAAATTTAAGAAAACAACTATGGTACTTGCATCTGGAAGGCCTTATGTTGGCGTTACACAAATAAACAGGAATAGGATCTATGGGGCATGAAACTTACAATCAAAGGTGCTTTAGATTTAAGTAGATCCATAAATAGTCAAACAATATTTAATAAAAGATCAGTAGATACATTTAACAAATTAGGAAGAGATTTTAAACAAGATTCATTAGACAGATTACGATTACCTCCATCTCCTCAATCAAAATCAAGTAAATCAACAGGTAAAACTAAAGATTCTATCTTTGTAGCTAAACTTGGTAACACAAATAGATTAAGAATGAGTGAGGGTGTAAAACTTGCATCAAGTTCAAAAACAGCAATATTTTTACATGGTAAACCAATATTTAGAGGTTTTAAACCAATTAAGAAAACAAAACCATTCTTTCCACCATACAAAAAAGGATCAGGATTAGCTAAATGGGCAGCGAGAGGTACTCCAAAATTAAATGCTTTCTTAGTAGCAAGAGCTATAAGTAAAAGAGGTTTGAAAATGAAGCCATTCATTGGCGGTGTTATTTTTGAAAAACAAGATGAAATAAAAAACGAATTAGACAAAATGTTAGAAAGAATAGCACAAGATATAGCTAAGGCAGTTAAATAATGGCTACATTTTCAAGTATCAGAGATGGACTTAAAACAAGATTAGAAACAGTTTCAGGACTTACAGTTTATGATACTGTACCTGATTTTCTAGATCCTCCAGCAGTAATTATTGCACCATTCAATACTCTTAACTTTGATTCAACAATGCAAAGAGGTAGCGATACTTATGAGATACCTGTAATACTTTACATTCAAAAAGTAGATGCAGCATCTGCACAAGATAGTCTAGATGCGTTTATTGCAAGTTCAGGTGGATCAAGTATCAAAGCAGCAATAGAGGGAGATATAACTTTGGGAGGTGCTGCAATGTCTGTTAGAGTAGTAAGTGCAACTGATTATGGAGAATATGAAGTATCACAGGGTACATCATTTCTTGGAGTAACATTTAATATTGAGGTAATAGGATGAAAATAGAAATTTTAGTAGGAAGTAACTATCCAGATGGAGATGAAGAAGTAAGAGTAGAAGCAGGAGATGTTGTTGAGGTATCCGATAAGATAGCTAAAAGTTTGATAAAGAACAAAGCAGCAGTAAAATTTGATAGTGCAAAGAAAACTAAAAAAAGTAAAAAAAGAGCTAGAAATGAAGATGGGAGTTTTAAGGCAGATGATCCTACAACTCCTGAAAACGAAGCTTGGGAGGTAACTGAATAATGCCAACATTCACACATGGAAAAGAAGCAGTTATCATTCTTGATAATACAAATCTTTCAACAACTTTAACTGATGTATCTGTTTCTCTTTCAGCTGATGTAAGCGAAACAAGTACATTTAGTTCAACATCAAAAACATTTGTTTCGGGCCTGAAAGATGGCTCGGCAACCGCGAGCGGCTACTTTGAATCATCAAGTCCGGATTCAGATGCAGAATACTTAGCACAGTTGGGAAGTTCTGGATCTGCTTTCTCTATTGCACCAATAAACTACACAAGAGGAAATCCGGTTACTTTAGGGAAAGTAGTTGAAACCTCTTATGACAGATCAGCTGATATAGCTGGTGTTGTTGCGGTTGCGGTTGCTTTCCAATTTGATACAGATACATTTGATGGTAAAACTTTGGTAGCTCCAACGGCCTTTACTTCAACATCAACACAAACATCAGTTGATTTTGGAGCAGCAGGTACAAATGGAGGTGGAGCAGTTCTTCATGTAACAGCTGCAAGTGGATCTTCTCCAACATTAGATGCCAAAATACAAACAAGTGCAGATAATGCATCTTTTTCTGATTACATAACATTTAGTCAGAAAACAGGTGTGGGATCTGAATATAAAACAAGTAATAGTAATCCAGCACGATATGCAAGAGCTGTTCTAACAATAGGAGGATCAACTCCTAGTTTTACAGTTGCTATCAGTTTTGGACAGGGAATATAAAAGGAGAATAATGCCAACATTTACACATGGAAAGAACGCAGCATTTAAGTTTGATGATTCTGGTGGAACTATAAGAGATATTTCTAATGTTCTTACAGATGTAGCAGTTTCAAGAACAGCTGATGTAAGCGAGGTAAGCGCGTTCAGTAATTCTAGTAAAGCTTTTGTGTCAGGCCTTAAAGATGGATCTATAACCTTAACAGGCACATTTGATGCAACAGTTAATGGTTATTTCACAGGTATTCTTGGATCAGAAGTTGATTTTGAGTTCTATCCAATAGGAACTACCGGAGGAAATCCAAAAGCTAGTGGAAAAGCAATATTGACTGCCTATGATAGAACACCAGATATAGCAGGTGCGGTAGGATTTAGTGCGACTTTTCAATTAACAGGCGATATTACTGAAGGCACTGCGTAAAATATAGATTAACTATACAAAGGAGATCTATATGAAAAGATTAAAACTAGAGGATATTTCTAATCCTCCTGCTCTAAAAGAACAGGAAGTAGAACTAGAAATGTGGAATAAATCTGTAATTGTTACAGGTTTAACAAAAGCAGATACAGTAGAAATCAATGAACTATCTGAAAATGAAGATGGTGTAAGAGATGATGTATTGTTTGAAAAGTATCTTTTGATGAAAGGGATGAAAGATCCTGAATTAGAATCATTAGAAGATGTAGAAAAGTTTTATTCTAATGCTACACCACAGATCATAGATCAGATTCTTCTAGGTGTATATAAATGCATGGCATGGACAAAGGAGGATCAAGCTTCTGTAGCTGAACAATTTCCAGAACAATGAGGAAATATCTTTTGAATTTAGGTTAGCTCTTGAACTAGGAATGACAGTAGATCAGTTAAGAAAAGGAATGTCAGTTCAGGAGTTTGAATATTGGAAACTATACTTTTTAGATAAACAAAAAAAAGAACAAAAGATGATGACAGAACAAAAAGCTAAACAAAGATTGAGGAGGAGATAAATGGCTAGTGCAACACTAGAAATGATCCTCAAACTTACAGGAGCTGATAAAACTTCTAGAGGTTTAGACAAAGTATCTAATGCTGCAAAAGATCTTGATGATGAGGTAAATAATACCACTAGATCAAATCAAAGATTTGGTAAAAGTATGTCTGGACTACAAAAGACTGCAGTAGCAGGTGGAGCAATATTCGCAGGTAAAATATTATTTGATTTCGCAAAAGAAGCTGTAAATGCAGCTGTTTCGGCTGAAGAAGCTGGGGCAGCTTTTGAAACAACATTTGGATCTGCAGCAGAAAGAGCTACTGCTTTCTTAGAAAGTTTCGCGAATAAAGCAGGTTTGACAGTTGGGGAAGCTCAACAATTACAGGCAACATTAGGTGCGGTTGCACAGGGTATAGGTTTTACACAAGAGGCATCAGCAGATCTTTCAATTGAACTAACAAAAATCGCTGCTGATGTTGCATCTTTTTCAAACATCTCTGCCGGTGCTGAGCCTGTTTTACAAGCATTTAGATCTGCTCTTGTAGGCGAGCGAGAGGCACTAAAAACCTATGGAATCGCAATAACTGAAGCTGAAGTACAAACTAAAGCATTTGAACAAACAACTAAAACATCTGCAGATGAATTAACTAGACAAGATAAAGCATTCGCTACATTAGCTCTTATACAAGAAAAAGCAGCAGTTCAAATAGGAGATCTAGATAGAACATTAGAATCTTTCGCTAACCAATCAAGAGCTGCTGGGGCAGAACTTAGAGAACTCAAAGAAGAAATCGGAGATGAACTAATACCAGCACTTGCAGAAATGTTGCCTTCATTTAGAGAGTTTGTAGATAATGTAGGCCCAAGTATTGTTGATGCATTTGGAACAATAGCTAATGGTGTTACTACATTATTTCTTGCATTAGATCGTATGGCAGATACAGATGGAAACTTAACCGATCTTATTTTTAATATGGCAGAACTTGCACAGGAACAAAGAGAATTTAATGAAATTGTAAAAGCATCAATGCCACTTACAACCGAAAGGATAGTCAAAGAAGCTTTACTAAATCACGAAAAAAGAAAATCAAGAAATGAAACAAACTTACAAAGAGCCTCATTTGAAAAATTTGACAATCAATTAATGAAAAAATCTATTCCAAGTCTGAAAATCTATTTAGAACTTGTAGGACTTTTGACAGCAGATGATGAAGAACTCACAAATGCAGAGGATGATTTAACAGATGCAAGAGAAAGAGTAACAGAGGCTCAAAGAAGAGAATCACTTGCTACAGCTGAAGAAAGATTAGAAAAAAAACAATTACAAGAACAAATTAGAGAACTTATATTCTTTCAAAATAAAGGTGTAAATGTAAGTGAAGAATTAGCAGTAGCAACTGAAAAACTTAGATTGGTAGAGTTTGAACTCACAAGAGAATCAGAAGAACTAAGAACAGCTAAAAAAGATTTAGCAGATATTGAAGAGGAATTGAGGTCAATCGTTGATGAAACAACCGAATCTTTTGAAGATCAAGTACAACAATTTCTAGAATTGAATGAAGCTGCTGATGGATTTTCTCAACTAGCTGTTGATAAAGAATTTAACAAATTGTTAGTTGCTAACGATCAATTATTACCTTTCATAAAAGATAACTTAGATGTTTTACAAAAACTAGCAGAATTAGAGGGCTTAGATGAAAGAGCTAGAGAAATGGGTAGATTCGCAGATGAAGTTGAAAGATTAAGAGATGCACAACTTGGTTTGTTAGATGATATTCCAACATTTAGTATTCCTCAAATTGATAGAATACCAGATCCAGCTGAAATACCATTAGATCAGGGATTGTTAGATGCTTTAACTGAAGTATTAGGAAATACAAGTGGAAATAACAATGGTAATTTTAGTGGTAATGGAAATGGAAACAACAACAGAAGTCAGATAGAACTAGGCCCAAATGCATCAGAGTTCTTTATAATTACACAAGAAAAAGCTCTATCACAGGGTTTCTCAATAGACTAATGTCAGTAGCATTTGATAGTGATGTAACATTAACCTGTGAAATAGCTTTTGATTCTGATCCTTTAGATAGTTCACAAACATTTACAGATGTATCAAGTTTTCTAAGAAGTTTTACAATCTCTAGAGGTAGATCATCAAACTTAGACACTTTTCAACCAGGCACAGCTATAATTACGCTTGATAATACTGATAATAGATTTTCTCCAAATCAAACAACTCATTTTTTTGATACAACAAATAATAGAACGAAAGTACAACCTCTTAAAAGAATAAGAATAAAAGCTGCATACTCTGGAACAACGCATGAAATATTTCATGGATTTGTAGAATCTTTTCCGGTTAATTATGGATTACAGGGAAATGATTCAACAACAAGCATAAGAGCTATTGATGCTTTTAAATTATTTAACAATGCAACCTTAGATTCTATTGGATGGAAACTTGGAACATCACTTCTTGGACAAACAACTAGATTAGCTTTTGGACAATCCCAAGAATTATCATCAGTTAGAGTATCAAATATTATAAATTCTTTTGGTTACAACCTCAAACAAATATCAACAGGTACATTACAAGTACAAACACAAGCTATTACAGATACACTACTTGCTGCACTTAAAAAAGTAGAAAAAGCTGAAAATGGTACATTTTTCATAGCTAAAGATGGAAAAGCAACATTCAGAGATAGAAACTTTAGGCTAACAAATACAACAACACCAGAGGCTACATTCGGTCAGGGTGGATCAGATTTACCATATTCAGATATTAGATCTTCTTATGATGATACAAAGATAATAAATACTGTTTTATTAACAAGAACAGGAGGATCACAACAATCTGCATTTTCTGATGATTCAGTTACAAGATTTGGTACTCATTCAAAAACAGAATCAAACTTACTTAATATTCAGGATTCTGATGTTCTTAGTATAGCAAAGCAAAAAGTTGTTGAAAATGATATACCACAAACATCAGTAGATCAACTTACTTTTAGACCACAGGTAGATACTTCATTATGGCCTAAAGCACTTGGACTTGATATAGGAGCTTTTGTAAAAACAAATGTATTGACACCATCAGGAACAACTGAATCTTATGATTTATTTATAGAAAATATAAGGCATGATGTTGATGCTAATAATAAAACTTGGAGATGGAGAATAGGACTATCTCCAGCAGAAACAGGTGCTTGGATTCTTGGAGTTTCAAAGTTGGGAATTGACACAAACATAAGTTATACTTAAAAAAATAAAGGAGAATTATGGCAGCAGGTGGATGGTTTGATTGGACAACCGGAGATCTAGTTACAGAATCAAGATTTCAAGATATTCAGGATAGTTTAGTATTTATATTCGCAAGTGAGAGTGCTGCAAATAGTGCTTTAACAAATAAAGTTACCGGAACAATTTTCTATGACACCGGAGCGAGCCGCATCAAGGCATGGAATGGCTCAGCGTGGATAGCAGCAGAATTGGGAGATATTGAAGCTGTTACAACTTCTTCTACATCAGGTTTATCAGGTGGTGGATCATCAGGATCTATTGCTCTTACAATCGCTCCTAATCAAGCGACTACTGCTACACCTACAACTAGCGATCTTCTTTTAATTGGAGATGCAGATGACAGTAATGCAGTTAAAAAAACAACAATTAACAATCTACCAATATCAAGTGCTACACAAACAGCTCTAGATAACATTACCGCTGGAACAAGTACATTGACTGTTGCTTTTGATGTAAAAGTAGCAGATGATGGATCAGGAAGTCAAAATGTATTTTATTTCTTAAATGGTACTGATTCAGGAGCTGGTACAAGATCTCCACAAATGACACTATCAACAGGTTTTAAGTATAAATTTGATGTAAGTGATTCATCTTTTTCAGGTCATAATTTAAAGTTTTCAACAACTGCAGATGGATCACATGGAGGAGGATCAGAATTTACAACTAATGTTACTACTTCTGGAACTCCGGGCAGTGCAAATGCTTTTGTACAAATTGAGATTACACCTGAAACATTAGGAATAGCAGGTGCTGTAAAAACATTATATTATTATTGTTCAAATCACAGCGGTATGGGTGGAAGTGGTAGTTTATCACTATATCCAGCAGCAAGCAGTGGAGGCACCTCTATCGGATTAGTATTAGCGTTAAGTGGATAAGAAAGGAAGAAAATGGCAGAAACATTCAAGGCAGTAAATGTAGCTTTGGGAAGTAGTGCAGATGCCGTGGTATATACATGCCCAGGCTCTACAACAGCTATTGTGATTCATTGTCAAGTTGCAAATGTTGATGGAACAAATGCAGCAGATCTTAATATAGATCACAATGATGGCTCAACAGTAGCAGCATTAGTAAGTACTCTTTCTGTTCCAGCAGATAGTGCAGTAAATCCAATAGGTGGCAAACTTGTACTAGAGGCAGCAGATCAGTTAAGAGCATGGGCTGGTGCAGCATCTGATCTCGAAATGACAATCGGCATACTAGAGATTACATAAAGGTTTAAAATGCAAATCAGTAAAAATACTTATGGCTGGATTGGAACAAATGTACCTACTCAAAGTTCAACTAGTAATAGTGGTATATTTTCTGTTCAAGATGTAAATGATCTTATTGGATCTAACAGATATTTCGTATCTCCTTTTCCTGTTCAATATCTCGTAATTGCAGGTGGAGGTGGCGGCGGAAATGTTCATGCATCAGGTTATCAGATACAGGGTGGCGGAGGTGCAGGTGGCTATCGTTCATCAATAGGATCTGAAAATTCCGGAGGTGGTGCATCTACTGAAAGCACTTTAACATTATCAGTAGGAACAAATTATGCTGTTAGTGTTGGAGCAGGTGGTAACGCAGGCGGAAATGGTAATGATACAACTTTTCATAATATAACTTCAGATGGTGGTGGGCGTGGAGGCACGAATAACTACGCAGCCGGTAATGGAGGTAGCTCCGGTGGAGAGGCAAGTCATAATGGTAATGGAAGTGATTTTTCTGCACATCCTAATAATTCAACACCTACCGCAAATCAGGGATATAAAGGTGGTAATGGGTGGTTTGAACAAAGTAATAACTCTTATAACGCAGGTGGCGGTGGCGGAGGAGCATCCGCTGTAGGTCAGTCTGCATCTGCATCAGTTTCAGCTGGAAATGGTGGTGCAGGGGTTTCTTCTTCAGTTACAGGATCTTCTGTTGGTCGTGGTGGCGGAGGAGCAGGAGCTGGAAGTAATGTCGCACAGGGAACAGATGGAGGCGGAGATGGTACAAATAATAATACAAACGCAAGTATCAGAAATGGAACAGCGAAATCAGGTGGCGGTGGAGCAGGGATAGGTTACGATTTAAGTGGTTATTCAGCTGCTGGTACAGGTGGATCAGGTGTTGTTTTTCTTCTCTATGATGCAGCAAGAATATGTACAGTTGGATCTGGAGTTACAGGTACAGAAGTAAATAGAGGAGATGGTTTTAAATACATTGAACTTACAGGCGCAGGAAATGTGAGTTTTAGCTAATGGCTTATTATGCACTACTCAATAACGCTAACGAAGTTAAAAAAGTAATTGTTGGTATTGATGAAGATGATACAGAAAATTTACCAAGTGATTTTAAAAGTTGGGAAGAATTTTATGCATATCAAGAAAAATTTCCGAAGTGTAAAAGAACTTCATATAACACACATGGAAACAAACATACATCAGGAGGTAAAGCTTTTCGTGGTAACTTCGCAGGCGTAAATAGTGTTTATGATGAAGAAAATGATGTTTTTTATGAAAAACCTCCACATTTATATTGGGAATTAGATAGTAAAGAATATATCTGGAAACCTCCAATACCATTCCCAAATGATGCAAATCAAACTTTAGATAAATCAAAACCATTAAAATATTATGTTTGGAATGATGATCTTTATGCAATTGACAATTCAAAGGGATGGTTATTATTAGCTACATATTCTTACAACGCAGAAACTGATACTTGGGATAAAGATTCATAATATTGTTATAATTTTTATGTGAATATAAACATCTTTCCAAAACATAAAGATTTTGAATCAATACTAAAACTATATCCACCTGTAAAAGCAAGTGAATATCTTCCATCATGGTACAAAAAACAGGGTACATGGAAAAGAGAAGATTTCAAGTTTAGTGATAAAGTACCACCAGCAAAAATGTGTCCAGCTATCAAGTATGATTTAATGAATGGAATAATAATACAGTCATGGTCTGATATTTATTTAAACTATGATAAGGAAAATTCTGATTGGTTTTGTTCTGTTGGACAAATGCCTCTTTCAGATCCATCACTTAAAGAATTTGATTGGTTAAGTAATCACATTTCAGGACAAACAGATTATATGGATCTAAATCTAGGAAGTTATGGAGCATTAAAATTAAATAGTCCATTTTATATACAAACAGAAAAAAATATTCATACAAAATTTACAGATGTATTTCATCATATAAGAAGAGATGTAAGATTTATTTCAGGTACAGTAGAAACTGATATATGGCATGAAGTAAATTTTCCATTTGAATTTATAAATGCACCAACTGATAAAAAAAGAAAAATAATTATAAAAGCAGGAGATCCACTTTTAATGATTACACCAATACATGCGACTAATAAACCAAGTGTAACCATCAACAAATACGATCAAATATTTAGAGATAATTTTAGAGTACATGAAACAAAGCAGAGAAGTCTTTCATTGTCTTGGAATAAATATAAACAATATAGGAAAGGAATAGATGAAGAAGAGTGATAAATTTACAATAGTATGTACTGATGAAGGCATTTATCATAACAAAGATCTTTTACCTCAACATGCAAAAAACTATGTTCCTAGTTGGTATAAAAATATAAAACTACAATATGAGATTGATAAAGAAAAACCAATATTAAGTAAAATTTTTAAACCAAGAACAGTTAGACAATGCCCATCATTTATGGAAATTTTTGAGGAGGGATATATAATTCCTGCGCCCACAGATTATTATTTATCTTTAGAAAACGAAAATTTTGAATGGAAAACACCAATCAATTATCAAACAGTATATGATACAGGAGAAGTTCAATATCATGGAAATATTCAGTTTGTAGATCATCTACCAAAAAACTCCAACATTAAAGGTGTTTTTAAAATAATATTACCTTATGTTGTGTTCGCTCCTAAAGGTTATTATTTAAAATTATTACCTGTTCCTTATGAATTTAACAAAGATTTTCATGCAAACTATGGAATACAAAGTTTTGATAATATATTTGAACTAAATATACAAATAAATATTACAAGTGATAAAAATGAAATTTTGATAAAAAGAGGGCAACCACTTGCTCTAGTTGTTCCATACAAAAAAGAAAATTTACAAATAGAATATAAATTATTAGAGGAAGAAAAACATTATCAAAGAATAATAGCTAAAGATAAATTTAGTTTGATAAATGTTTTTACACATAGATACCAAAAATCAAAAGATTCAAAACCTAGTTAATTACTAATTTTTGGTTATACTAACCGCATGGAATCTTTAGAAGATTTTACAAAAAAACAGGGTGGCGTATCAGGTCATAAAGCCCAAATGAGATATATTCTTAAAAATGAAGAAGCTAAAAATATATTTCTAGAAATTGCAAAAGAAGCAGAGGAAAAAAACATATCTGATACTATTGCAGCACAATATCTTGTAGATAAATATGAAATATTTTCACATCTACATTACAACACAGTAAGAAGATATTTTAGGGATTACAGGTATGGCAGAATCAAGTGATCTAGAAAAATTTAAAAAGACTGTTTATGACAGATCTCCATATCAAAGAGCAAAGAGAGTACATCCACAGGGTTATGAGCCAGGAATACAGTATTCAGAAAAAACAAGATCCGGAGAGATAATCTCATCTCCACAAAAATCAAACAATGTAGATTGGAAAGAACAATTAGAATCATACTTTGGAAAAGATGCTTATAAGTACGAAGTCTTGCCCGGAACTGCAGAAATACGCTTTTGGGATAGTAACATGGGGGGTGGCGAAGTAGAAAGATTCTACTATTTCAAAGCAAAAATAGTTTCATCAGCTAAATTTATGGATGATGATGACTTTCAAAAACTTTTAAGAACAACAAAGAAGATAAAACCTTATCAAAAGAAAAAATTAGACAAAGGAAAGGTGTATTGTGTGTGTATCTCTGATCTTCAAATCGGTAAAGAGGGTACAGAGAAAACAGTAGAAAAATGGATGAATGCAATACCTAAAATCAAACAAGAAATAAGAGATATTAGAAAAACAGAGCCAATATCAGAGATATTATTCGCTGGATTAGGCGATATTGTAGAAGGCTGCAGTGATTTTTATCCACAACAAGAATTTACAACAGTTTTGGACGCTAGGCAACAACAAAAAGTAGCAAGAAGAATGATTTATACAATGATTAAAGAATTAACACCAATGTTTGATAAAGGAACAGTTGCTTTTATAGCTGGCAATCATGGCGAGCAGCGTAAAAATGGTAAATCCTACACAACATTTGGAGATAATAAAGATGTTATGTTAGGAGAAGAGTTATCAGAAATATTTAAGGAATCTCCAGCGTTTAAAAAGAAACTAGACTTTATTATTCCAGAAAATGACTTATCTCTTACTTTTGAAATGTATGATACTGTGATTACCTTAGCACATGGGCACCAAATGAGGCGAGGTGCAAACCATCAAGCTAAATCTCAAACATGGTTAGCTAATCAATCTTTAGCTAGATCAATGGTTGCAGATACAGATGTTTTATTAATGGGGCATTTCCATAGTTTTTCAGTATTTGATGCAGGAGGTGGAAGAATGATAGCAACTGCACCAAGTTTAGACAATGGATCACAATGGTTTGATAATGTTTATGGTGGAAATAGTGAATCAGGAATCCTTACCTTAGTTTTGGGTGGACAGGACAAGTGGAGTAAAATAAATGTTATCAGGTAAATTATGAAACTTGAAGTATTAAGATTTAACAGTTCTGATGATTTCACAAATGGAATCCTCTTTGATGTGTCCAACAACACACGCAAATTTCTTTCATACACATTAGAAGATGAAGCAAGAACAGTAAAAGTAGCAGGCGAAACAAGAATACCAGCAGGCGAATACAAACTATCTTTGAAAAAAGTTGGTGGTTTTCACACGCGTTATTCTAAGAAATTTTCATGGCATATTGGAATGCTAAAAGTAATGGAGGTGCCTGGATTTACCGAAATCTTGCTGCATATCGGCAATGATGAGGGCGATACCGCAGGTTGCCTTTTACTAGGAAAAACTTCACAGGATAATTTTATTGGAAGATCAACAGATGCATATACAGAGGTATATAAGATAGTTGCTCCTGTTGTAGAATCAGGAGAAGAAGTTACGATCAAATATATTGATTATGATGGAAAGATAGATAAACAAAAAACAGTATCTAAAGCAAAATCAGAAGATAATGTATTAGAAGAACTTCAACAGATCAAAAAAGAATTGACAGCTCTTAGAAAAGCTTGGATCTTAAAAGGACTTCAAGTAGATTAAGGAGAAATATGAAAAATAAACAATATTGGTTGTTCGTTTTGAATAAAGCGTTTAGAACAGGTTTACAATCTGCTATAAGTTTGTATCTTGCTAATTCCACAGGAATCATAGACGCACAAGTTATGGAATTAGTGGGCGTTGCATTTTTAACAAGCGCACTTTCTGTTCTTCAGAATGGGCTAGAACAATATAAACCGAAACAAACTTTTGAGGATGTTTCTGTTGAAAATAAAGATAAGCAACCATTTGAGGATGCTTGAGTAAAACTTGGGTACAATTTAAGTTAGATATTCGTAATCTTTTAAAGATATTCTATTATGAATTATCTGATTTGATTGAATACTTAGAAGAGAAAAATGATGAAAAGTTGTTAGACTTAGATCAGGAACTTAAAGGATTTTAGACTAGCAATAGCTTAAAACTTTTGGGATTCTCATATAAAAAAAGAGGAGATCTTCGTAGATCTCCTCTTTTATTTTAAGTACAAGGAGGTTGATAACTCATATCGTATAAATAAGGGAGTTTTCCTGTACTTTTGTCTAAACAATTGTACATTAGATAATTGACAATTTTTTACAAAACTGATGACAAATTTTTATTTTTATGTATATAATCTAATTATGGAGGTTGATAAAATGTTTGAATTATCTTGTAGAGAGTGTAGCTCTTTACTTTTTAAATCTGATATTGAATATAGTTATGATGATTTTGGTAAATTTTATTATGTTAAAATTTATTGTCTTACTTGTGGAAAAATCAGGGAAGATAAAAAAATCATTTCAGAAACTACCGCTAGAATGTCTAAAAAAAGAATAAGATATGGAGGTTGATTTGGAAAAAAATGATATGGAGTTAGTTGATAACATTTATTATTGGTGTGAAGAATATAAAAATGGAGAGGTAAATCTCCTAGAGTTTACATTCAAAGTATCAAAAATAATTACTAAGTTACAAAGTAAATTTTTACAACATAAAATATAAAAGGAGGTTGATATAAAAGTAAGAATTAATTTTGGATCAAAAGAAGATCCAATCATAAAAAAAGTAACAATAGATGATGATCTAGTTGATAAATTATCATATCCAAGAAAAAATTGTTATCCAAGATATGATAAAGAAAGAC